CAGCATTTAAGAATAAAGAATCACAACCTATTTTTGGAACCTACAAAACAGTAAATCTATTATTTTCAGTACAAATACGAGCGATGAAGATTTTATTAATGAACAGTCTGAAAGACAATGTAATGATGGTCAGCGGACAAAATCAGAAAGAGATTGAAGAATTCCTATCTAGATATTTAGCTGAAATAATAGGCGAAGGAGATTATGTGTCTTATGACTCGTCGAGGGAAATGTTGCAGAAACTAGCCTACCTAGGAGTTATAAGAATGTTTTGCCCGCAAGATGAAATTTTCATGGAAATGCTCATGGCTTTCCAAAATAACATAGAAGGCTTCACAAAAGCAGCTAAGGTATTTTTTCAGGAAATGTTGCCATCAGGTAGCCCTGACACTTGGTTTCAAAATACAATAGTTAACATGATTTTAGTGTGCACGATATTCCCACCAGATTTCGTCTACGCTCTATTTACAGGAGACGATAGTGGTTTGGGTTATAATAGAATACCTAAATTAGATATGGAATTTTTAAACAAAATATTCCCTGAACCAATGAAAGTAGCTTTTAAACACAAAGTTTTAGAATTTTGCAACACATGGTTTTATGATGGGGCGTCGATGTACAATCCCATAAAATTATCTTACAAAATATTATTTAATAAAGATTATACAGAAGTTTTAAGAAGTAAAGAAGATTACGAAGAATATAGAGAGGGAATCAGAGTTATGTTAGAACCATACTTCAGAAATAAATCAAAAGTATTGGAGATGATAACACTAAGAATGGGGGGAACCATTGACAGATCAGAGATGATAATGGATCAATTATGTTCATATAATAACATACCATATGAACAGTTTTTAAAAATAAATTTTACGAACTACGAATTAGAAAGTGTCTACGGAGGGGAAATAGATAAAAGAAAAAATGGAACCGTAGACCCCGGTATCTTAACAACTGAATGTACAAATTCGGAATTGCAGAATTCACTTTATTACAAAGAATACAATTACAATCAAATGTCGAAAAATCAGAACCTTCAGAAGACCTTAAGGAAAGAAAAACAAGTATTAGCGGAGGAAAAGAAGATCCTGAAAACAGAGGAGAAGAAACAACATCAACCGAACCCATATGGGCCGAGAAGAACCAGAAGACCGATGAGGAGAACCAACAGACCAGCTGTAAGGACTCAAGCGCCAAGAAGAACTCAAAGACCAAGAAGAGTTACGACCATGAAAGCAGTGAGGGGGAG